AATATTGACCATTGTTTCTCTTAAGTCAAGCAAGACTTCAGGAGATTTAAGACCACCTTGAGAATAATAATTGTTTAATTCAGTATCTAATTCACTAGGACTTCCATCATCTGTGTATGGTTTTAGAACTCTAATTGCACCACTTTCATCCGTTAAATTGTTTATGTAATTAGGAGCATTAAGGACTAGCTGTAATCCTTGTTGATACTCTAAAGCTCTTGATAAGAAACTAGCGGCTCTTGGATCTACTGCTCTAAGGGTGTCATAATTTTTCTTTGCTAATGTTTGCTTCTCTATAGATAATTTTTCGTTAGTTCTATCTTTATCAGCTTTATTTAAAAGGTCATTATATTTACCCATTACATTCCCATTTGTCTCCCTTAACTTGATTGCTACTTCTTGTGCTCTTTTCTCTGCTGCTTTGTTTAACTTAGCCTGACTTTCAATAAAGGTAGAAGCAAACTGAGTAAGGTTTTGATTTAAGCTACTAAGATTGTTTGCTAAGTTTTCAAGATCACCACTAGGTTTTGCGACAGTAGATCCTTGAGGAACGGATGTTGCTGCTGGTGCATTGGGTGCAGTAGGAGAATAGAAAGTACTAGCAGCAGATGCTTGAGGTTGAAGAGTTGGAATCCTTAGATCTAAACCTTGTCCAATAGCTGCAACGCTGGCTCCCATCGAAGGGCCACCACCTCTTTTCTTGGTAGTAGATACTTCAGAAGAACCGAAAGAGAATTTTTTAGTAGCCATTACCATTTCTTCCCACTAAAGTTATAACCTTTACCAGGTTTATATAAGTTTGAATCCACCATAGCTGTGTGTGTACTAAATGCAGTAGTCGCACCACTCAGGCCAGCACTTAAGAAGCCTATAGCTCCTGGCCCACTTACTTTTCCTCGCATCATTGGTTTTAAGGGGTCAAGGAACATTCGTTCTAAGTATGGCTGTTGGCTAGTAATTCTGGCTCCCCTTTCTATAGCTGCACCTCTCTTATCTTGTTTAGCTGCTGCTCCTGAGAAAGCTAAGTTTCTATCTGTTGCATAATCAAATGCTGCTTTCTGTCTTCGATAGTCAGCCAGCAAACTACTTACACTATTACCTACACGACCAGAGGCCAGTATTTCTCCACGACCTTCCAGAAATTCTTTTTGTGCTGCTTGTTTTTGTTGTGCTGATGCTGCTGACTCTTGCATCATTCCTAAATTTATCTGAGCAATTCTATTTTCAAAGTCTTCATTAGCTAGAGATGTAGTTTGTGCTATGAGATCTTCTTGTAAAAGTCTTTGTTGTTGTTCTGCTGTCCTATTAGCTGTGGTTTGTAATACTTGTTGATCGTATTGCTGCTGTGCTACTTGGTTCTCAAAATCTATCTGAGCATTTTGTGCTTGGACAGCAGCCCTTTGCTGCATGATCGACAGACCAGCAGAAAGAATACCAAGACCAATGACGGGATCGCACATAATTAAATCCTCACGAACTCATAGAACAAACGACCTTCTGGCCCATATTCTGAGTGCTTTTTGATGAATGTAAATCCCATCCATTGAAGCCATCTAACATGGATTTCGTTTCTAGCATCTACTACATTAAATAATACAGGATACTCCTGAATAATCTTGCCTAGCTCTACCTTAGATCGTCTTAAGAACGTACGCTTGTCACGTGCATCATCTAACATTGACTGACAACCCAACATCCATATACGACCAGACGTATCCGATTCAGGTACAACACCCCACATACCCATAGGATGCCCATGCCTGCTAACCATAGTCATACAGGGGTTACTCTTAAAGAAGCAGTAGAACAAACTAGCCACAGGTGTTAACCCTGACTGTGCTCTGATCTCAGCTATATCTTCATCTCTCATATTGTCGCCAATAATTCTAATATCTTCTAACTCTGTACGTCTTTGATAAGCTACATCCTTTTCGCTCTCGTATGATAGAACCCTTCCCATTCGGCTGATTGGAATCGACAAGGTAGTGGACTCGTAGAACTTATTACTATCTTAGTATCTATATTGCTTGCCATCACAGGAACACGGAAAGATCCTGTAAGAACTGAAGGATCTCCTATAAGTGGAGGTGACTGCCCAACAACAATTCCGTTATATGGATAAGTGTTTGTGTCTCTACTAGCAGGGGTAACTTTCAACTCAAAAGCTGACGACTCATCAAACAAGACAGTCCACGTTCTCATCTGTAGTTTCGGCCCTGCTGCTATTGCAACACCACCACCAGGAGGTTCTTCTTTTATGTAAGGAGTGCTGAACTCATAGGTCATTTCATACCTTTCACCTATAAAGAAACGTGGTGTCTTGCCGTCTACTTGAGTCTTTAAATCTCCAAGTACTGTGATGGAATTGCTTGTTTGAGAAATAGGTTCAATGACTTGTCCGTGTCTAAGAATTGTATTGCCTGCTTCGTATCTTCCTACTACTACCATCTGTGCTCCTGCTGCTATTGGGTAAGGAAGAGTAATAGTTGTTTGAACTCCTAATGCACCAGGGTTTATAAGTGTTGTTGAAACACCTGTCTCTGACTCTGTTGTTTTCCTATCCAGTAAGATTTCTATCTCTGTACCTGCGTCTACATTCTCAGGTCTTATAACTATATGCTCTAAGTAAACACCATCGCTATATTCAACAACTGCATATAGATCACTATCAACCATACCTGCTCCTAGTATTCTCTTAGCATTATCATTTACATTTACTTCCCAGTAAGACCAAGCTGATTGAAGTTTGGTGTCGTCTTCATAGAAGAACTTGTAAAGATATATTCTCTTTGGTTGATCTTTACTAATTAGAACTAACGCTTCTTCTGACACTGAAGCAATAAAGCTACAGATATTACTTGGTAAGTAACGAGGAATACTTGCAGTTATATCTTCTGATAAAGGAACTGAACCACTGGAGTCAGGCAGGAAGAACTCTCTTACACCTGAGAAGTTATCTCCTTTTGGTATAGGGAAGTAAAGGTTACGACCAACAGCAACAGGGTCAACAGTGTCAGCCATGTCAAAGGTTGTCATCGCTGTGATTGATGCAGTCTTTGGTGTTAAAGAAGAACCGACATTGATACCTGCGTCTAACCTAAATTGTCCATGCCTACTGAATAAGAGAAGAGTGTTAGCAAATGCGACTGCTGAGACAAGGAAGTTAATAGAAGTACCACCAGTGCTTAGATCTACTGGGTCACTATCTACAACAGTTTGCACAGTCTCAGGCCAAAACCTTTCAAAGGCAGCAGCAGCACTAAGGATGACATTCTCATCTGCTAGTAACACCAGTCTGTTTCTAAAGAGGTTGATGTTTTGTATGTAGCTATCGACAAAGGAAGGTTCAGGTGCTGTTGTTGCATCACCAGCTAATCGTTCACCCCATGTATGTTTCTTAAATTCAAAAGTTACAGTTCCATTTGATGCCACATTTCTAACTAAGACATGAGGCATTGTTGTTGCGTTGAACTTGTATTCAATACCAGGTGCAACTGTTTCTTTCCACGTTCCATCTCCGAAACCACTGCCTGCTACTGTGTTGAACTTGACGAAGTAATCATCTAGTTGTGTTGCCTTACTTCCTTGCACTCTGACAATAAAGCCATGCTCTGCAATGGTGGGCAGGTCACTCATATCATCAACAACTTCTTTAATAGCCTTGGTATCTTCTCCAGTTCTATTGTCTTTACTGCTTAAGGTGTAAGCACCTCCATCATCTTTAGTAATACGAATGATGTAGTCGTCATTAGTAACAGTAAACCCTGAGATTGTATTAAGCAGGGTGGCTAACTCATCAGCAATTGTGACGTTAGATAGTGTTGGGTTATAAACGACAGTGCAATTACCAGAGGCAGAGCTAGATAGTGCGACTGTGTATTGGAATTGGTTAGCACTGTTAACTGTGATCGTGTACTTACCAGCTACTGCTGCATTACCAGCAGGGAATGACATCTTGACTTCATCTCCTGTTGACAAGCCATGACCATTAGCTGTGACTGTGACAGTTGTACTGCTAGTGGTAAAGGATGCAGGTGTTTCCCTACCTCCTGCTGGCATTGTCTTAAATACTTTTGTTGTGCCGTTTAAGTTAACGCTGTACTCAGTGTCATAGTTAGCTGCCTTTATAAATACCATTGACTTTGTTCCCCATATAGGAGACAAAGCAGTGTCCATTATTACTTTCTTTTCTCTATTAACAATGAATGTAAAGTCAGCAATACTTGCAACTCTGATTTGTTCTGAAGGTGAACCTGTTACATCTAAATAGGTAACACCGTCTGGTGTGCTTGGTGTGTATGTTGTTCCATCTAAGTCACATACCTTGATAGCTGGCCCACTATTTGTTTCATAAATAATAATCATATATTTAACAGTCCCATCTCTATCGACCATGTGAACAAAAGGTCGATTAGTTTTGCTTGAGTTCAATGCTGTGCCAGTAAACAGCAGAGCTTCGTGTTGCATTGATGGACGTTTCTTTAATCCTTCAACTGGACTAGGCAAGCAATTGATTACAGCTTCTGCCTGTGATGCCAGTCTTAATGCAGGTGGCTGTTGACTAACCCCATTGATGAGGTTGGGAATAGCAGAACTAACTAAAGGCATCTACCTAAGAACAGTACGACTTGGTTGATAAGTTTTAAATACTCCTGTGTGATTAGGATTACCTCTAATCATATTGTGATCTCCTGCATTATTCTCTTCTTCCATGAACAAAGCTTTAGCTTCTGCTTCTGCTGTAATGTTTATCTTACTTAGATCTGCACTACCTAGTATCTGTTCTTGTAATGTGCGACCTGCCTTTGTCATTATAAATTGACGGGCATGTTCAGGTAGGTCAGTCCAGCTAAGAATGTAAGTAACATCAGCTTTTAAATCTTCAGTAAAGATAGAAGTATTCTTTCTTCTGTCGTATAGCTTCAGTCCTCTTTGCACTACCTCATTGTCTGGGTATTCATAAGGATCAATCTTCACTCTGCT